CAACCTGGATCTGGTAAAGCATATACTGCTACAGGCACAGCGTTGACACTATCTGCGGCAACAGCCTCGACAGATACCATGTACTGTATATTTCTAGGAAGAGCATTACAGACTGTAACACCTGCAACTAATAGTGTTACTACATCTATGTTAAGCATTAATGGTGGTGAATTATTTTTAGATGCCGATGGTGATACATCAATAACTGTGGATACTGACGATCAAATAGATTTTAAAACTGGTGGAACGGATAGAGCACAAATAGATAGTTCTGGTAATTTAAAATTTAATTCTGGTTTTGGTTCTGTTGGAACTGTTTATGGTGTAAGAGCATGGGTTAAATTTGATGGAACAGGCACAGTGGGTATTAATCAGAGTGGAAATGTAAGTAGCATTACTGATAGTGGCACTGGTACATACGAAGTTAATTTTACAAATAATATGCCAGATGCTAGTTATGTTCCTATTGGTTCTCCATCAAGTGGACTAATATCAACAAGTGATGAAAAATTTGGAATATATTTTACTGAAGGTCATGCTGTAAACACATTTAGATACAGTGTAAGAGAAGTAGATAATGATGCACCGACTATGGGTGCAGCAGATCAAGATCCAAATTTTGTAGCAGTAATTAGATAAGGGTAGAATTATGAGTAGTAAAAGAATAATATATAAAAAAAATGAAACTTCAATAAGCAGTGATGTAAGAATAATTGTTCCTACACCTGAAGCATTACAATCTATGACTATAGAACAAATTGCTAAAAAAGATGTTCCAACTGGATTTAAATATAAAATTGTAGATGTGTCAGAAGTATCCTCTGATAGAACTTTTAGAAATGCTTGGACTATTGATGAAGCAGAATTAACAGACGGAGTTGGAGACTAATGGGTATTACTATTGACATAACAAAAGCCAAAGAAGTTTGGAAAGATAAAATTAGATTTCATAGAGCAAAAGCCTTAAAAAAATTAGATTTAGATTTTATGAGGGCACAAGAGACTAGTGCTAGTACAACAGCAATTGTTAACAATAAAAAAACTTTAAGAGACTTACCAGCACAAGTTGATTCAGCTACTACTACTGATGAGATAAAAGCTGTGTGGAATGATTTACTAGGGGATAAGTAACCCATGGCACTCTCTAAGGTTGACTTCAATAGCATAAACGTAACGCCTGCTGCAAGCAAGGCGATCAAGTTTAACTCTAATAATAATGGTCTAGAGACAGGGGATGTTGGAGGTAGTTTGGTGTTGATATCAGAGCAGACTGCGTCAAGTTCATCTACAATATCTTTTACATCTGGAATAGACTCTACTTATAAGGAATATATATTTAAGTTTATAAATATACACTTATCTGCAGATAATGGTAATTTTTCATTTCAAGGTTCAATAAATAGTGGTTCAAGTTATGGTGTATCTGCAACAACTACTTATTTTTCTGCAACGCATGGAGAGGCTAGTGCTAGTGGAACTTTAGGATATACAGGTGCAAGTTTTGATTTAGCAAATGGTACAGGGTTTCAAAGAATTATGAGAGATGAGGGAACTGCCGCAGATGAAAATGGAGGTGGGCAACTTACAATTTTTGATCCAAGTAGTACAACTTTTGTAAAACACTTTATGGCTAGATGTTCTAATAATACAAGTGAAACACAAACAAGAGAAATGGATGGTTTTACAGCTGGATACTTTAATACTACTTCAGCAATAAATGCGATACAGTTTAAATGTGATTCTGGAAATATAGATTCAGGAACAATAAAATTATATGGAGTTTCGTAATGGCCCTTACAAAATTTAATTATAATAGTTTTGATGTAACGAGTGTAGCTAGCAGAGCTTTAGGGTTTAACGCAAGTGCCAATGGATTTACTACTATTAATCCTGGTAGCATGACTTTGATTAAGACTTTAACTGCTAGTTCTAGCAGTACACTATCATTTGTAGATGGATCTAGTGATGTTGTATTAGATTCTACATACCCTATTTATTTATTTAAATTTATAAATATTCACCCTTCTACAGATGATAGCGGAAATGGTGTTAATTTAAATGTTAATTTTAGAGATGGGGGTAGCTCTTATGACGCTACAAAAACAAATTCTTATTTTAGTTCATACCATAGAGAAGATGGTGGTAGTAATAATTTAGCATACTCAACAGGTTTTGATTTAGCACAAGGAACAGGTGTTGCAATATTAGGTAGTGGTACGGGTGGTGATGCTGATCAATCTGCTTCTGGAGAAATGATGTTATTTAACCCTAGCTCTACTACATTTGTAAAACATTTTATTAGTAAAGTTCATAATTCACAATCAGATGACCATGCAACTACAAATTTTGTAGCTGGTTACTGTAATGTTACAGCTGCAATAGACGCTGTTCAATTTTCACCTAATACTGGATCATTTGAAACTGGAACAATTAAACTCTACGGAATTAAGGATAGTTAATGGCTCTTAATAAATTAAAATATAATAGTCTCAATGTAACACCAGCAGCTAATAAAGCTATTAGTTTTGATTCTGATCCTGATGCACTAGAAGCTACCCTTAGTGGTGGCTCTATGACTTTTATTAAGAAGTTAACTGCTAGTTCTGATGGTACATTATCTTTTGTTGATGGTGCATCAGATGTTGTATTTGATAATACTTATAAAGAATATTTATTTTTATTTAATAATATACACCCAGCAACTGATGCTGCTGCTCTTACATTTAATGGCTCAGATGATGATAGTAGTCATAGCTATGATGTAAATAAAACAACAACATACTTTTATGCTTATCAAACTGAAAATGACAGTGCTACAAATTTAGTTTATGATACTAGTCAAGATTTAGCAGATGATACTGGGTTTCAAAATTTAGCAGCTTCAATAGGATCAGACAATGATCAAGGATTAAGTGGATCTTTAAGAATTTTTAACCCATCATCCACCACATTTGCTAAACATTTTATTGGAGAAACACATATAAGTTCACATGAAAATTTAGCACTGCATTTTTTTATAGGTGGTTATTTTAATGCAACAGCAGATATTACAGCTATGCAATTCAAAATGTCATCTGGCAACATAGACTCAGGAACTATAACCTTGTATGGAATAAATTAATATGATAGACAAACAAAAAGGAGAACACGAATGTACATAGGGAAGACCCCCACAGTAGGCAATTTCCAAGTCTGTGATGCGATATCAGTCGTAAACGGACAGGCAGCTTACACTCTACAAGTAGGAGGTGTAAACGTAGCTCCGGAATCTGCTAACCACATGTTAGTCAGTTTAAATGGTATCCTACAAAAACCAGGATCATCCTTTACTATATCAGGGTCCACGATGACCTTCGCCTCGAATCTGGCGACAGGGGATGTAATTGACTTCGTTCAAATATTAGGTAATGTGCTCGACATCGGCCAGCCGTCTGACGATACTGTGACCGCTGCTAAAATAAACAACGATGTTATTTCAGGGCAGACAGCTTTAACTAGTGCACCTGACGACACAGATGAGTTACTGATATCAGATGCAGGTACTATAAAAAGAATAGATGTATCTTTGGTGGGTGGTAAAAATACACCAGCTTTTTATGCCTATCAACACGAAGGAACAGCTGTAGAACTTTCTACTGGTACATTTACAAAATTAGTTTTTGGAACAGAAGTTTTTGATACTGACAGTAAATACGATACCTCCGCTGGAAGGTTTACCCCAGCAACTGCTGGAAAATATTTTGTTTTTGGAGCAGTAGCATTTTCAACAGGAACTGATTTTAGTCAAAATGAATGTGCAATTTATAAAAATGGAAGTCAAGAAGTAATTAATATTAGTGATAATGACAGTTATAGTGCTTCTTATGTAACAGGCATAATAGATATGGATGCTGATGATTATGTTGAAATATACGCAAAACATAATCTAGGAAGCAGTGTTTATACACTTCCTGATAATGCAGGTAAATACGTTAGATTTGGAGCATATAAATTAATAACATAGGATAAATTATGGCTAGTTTAAATACAAAAATAGAACTTTATTTAAAATCTAATTCAAAAATTTTAGATAGTAAAAAAGATATTATTATTTTACAAAATGACAGTGATGGGAATGGCGATTATATCCATACATGGTCAGTTGATGGTTTAGACAAACCTACTGATAGTCAACTAGCATCTTACGATACTGCTGGTAACACTGCTGAA